CATTGGTATGTGCAGTGTAGTGTTTGTGGCTATCCAGAATGATGAAGTGGAAAAGCAGCAAGAAGAAGACGAGGCGTTCGCACAGCTCCTGAGCATGGATGGAAGACGAATTGTAACCTAAAACATAAGCGGATAACCGCTATGATACAGACCGCTTTGAAGATTGACTACATACATATGCCTCAGCAAAACGTGTAGTATCTTCTCGCTTGAAGCAGAAGAAAAGATTTGAGTTCTTCATTTTTAGCCTTGCATTTCCGAGGTTATAATTTTTATTCAGCGAATAAAAATAATAACCCGGAAATTGCTTGCTAAAAATGTCACTTTGTGCACATGGGGCTTCTACAATAATCACGCCCCATGCGGAAAGCGGTCGGCAAATTGAGAACGGAGGCGAGTCCAATGACAGACAAGAATAGGCGAAAGCTTCAAGCGAAGAAAGCACGCAATTTCTGGACTTGTGCTCGCCCCGTTACTCAGATTGTTCCAAACAAACGAGCCTATAATCGTAAGCGTGAGAAGGATATTCGCTGTAAGTATAAGGAGGGCGAGCAAGAATGAGATATCAGAGTACCCCGGAAAAAGAATTTGATGGTGACATTATCATTACAGACCCTTGCTACATTATTCGCAATGAAAACGGGATAACTAAGAACGACTGGCATTATTGTGAGTACGGTGAATATATGGAGCGACTTGGGATTAAAAATTATTTGACCCATGACACCATCTATGGAGACTGGGGATGCACAGTTTTTGATTCTGACACAAAGAAGCCGTTGGGTCGGTTCTGTGCAGATGCCGGTCTTGTATCTGTATTTCTGCTGCATGAAGTTCTTGCCTATAACCCAAACTTCAATTATCACTTAGAGAGACCGTGGACAGCTACCATAATTCCAGACTTCAAAGGGACTATTCAAATCGAAGTTGTAAAAGAAACCGGTACCCACGAAAAGGACTCCGAGTATTGGAAAGCGGGAGAAACTTGGGAAGATTACCTCGTCCATGTTGTTGGACATGGTGTAAACAAGAAAACAGGCAAAGCGATAAACTTTATTAGCAAACAAACGTCGCTGTGAGATGGAGGGTGAAGAATGAAGGTTCTTGTTGTCGTTGATATGCAGAACGACTTTATTGATGGTGCGCTCGGGACACCAGAGGCACAGGCTATTGTGCCGAAGGTCGTCAAGAAAATCGAAGAGTTTGATGGGGAAGTTTTGTGGACACAAGACACCCATTCTGATGATTACCTCGAAACGCAAGAAGGAAGACTGTTGCCGGTAGAACACTGTATATCTGCAAGTAATGGCTGGCAGATTCATAGCTCAGTCAAAGCAGCAATTCAGAGCAAGCATCCAGCGGATGACCAGTTGAATGGTTTCGAGAAGAAAACGTTTGGTTCATTAGCACTTGCTGGTCGCCTATATCCAGAAGTTGCGTTTGGTGATGGCATAGAAGAAATTGTCCTTGTTGGTCTTTGTACCGATATCTGTGTTATCTCAAATGCCTTGCTGCTCAAGGCGTTTATGCCGGAAGTTAAGATTACGGTCGATGCTTCCTGCTGCGCTGGCGTGACACCAGAGAGTCACAAGACTGCACTGTCGGCAATGAAAATGTGCCAGATTAACATCGAGAACGAGGGGGTCACGCCATGATTCTTGTCAACGACAAGCAGGTCGAGTTTACAAAGTTCCCTGATGGAACAACCTCTTTCAGATTCTCTCCGCATCTTCCCCCACGGATGTTTGCTCAACCAATGGAATCGCCCATTTTCAGTATCACATGGAAATACGACAACGATGAAGAGTGTATTCTCTTGTGGTACTTGACAAACCATATTCGAGAGAATAACCAAAGACCTATCATCCGTTTGAGTCTGCCGTATATTCCAAACGCCAGAATGGATAGAGTAAAAAATGCAGATGAAGTCTTTACGTTGAAATGGTTTGCAGAGTTCATCAACGCATTAGGCTTTGACCGGGTGCTTGTCAGCGACCCGCACTCGAATGTTTCAACAGCACTGTTTGATAGGGTCTGTGTGATAGATGCGCAGTCAAATATTCGAAGAGTCTTGGACAAGTTGAATGACAAAAATGTGTTGCTATGCTATCCTGATGAGGGAGCAGCAAAACGATATTCATCGCAAGCTGGTAGAGAGTATGTGTTCTGCATCAAGCACAGAGACTGGCGCACCGGGAAAATCGAACGGTTGGAACTGACAAGCCCAGAAAAGGTTACCGATAGAAATGTGCTGATTGTCGATGATATTTGTTCTCGCGGCGGCACATTCACTTTTACCGCTAAGGCACTAAAAGAGGCTGGAGCAAATGAAGTGTATTTGTATGTGACTCATTGTGAAAACACGATTCACAGCGGAACGGTTCTCACGGATGGCTTAATCCGCCATGTGTTTACAACAGACAGTATCTATCGCGGAAACAGCGAAAGGATTTCGCTAATCTAATCTTAAAGGAGGCGGGCAAATGCTTGAGTTACAGGGTAAGTTTGGCACCGCAAAAGTATTTACCGACGTGGTCGATAACGAGTCTATCTCTCAGGTTATCAATCTCTTGAATCAACCGTACATCGAGGGAAGCAAAGTCCGTATGATGCCAGACATTCATGCTGGGGCGGGCTGCACAATCGGAACCACGATGACCATCAAGGATAAGATTTGCCCGAACCTTGTCGGCGTTGACATTGGATGCGGCATGGAAACTATCCGTATCAAAGAAA